ACACCTTTCATTCCAGCACCCTCATGAGGAGCACACTTAAAGTTAAAGTCTCCAGTATCAGCAAACACAATCTCTTGTGTTTCACCAGGAGAAAACATCAATGATTCTCTTGATAGGTCTGCTCTACCATCTACAATAATATTATGAGGAGGTAATGCATTGTTGACAAATGTAACTGTATCACCAGCATTAACTGTAACCTCATTTGGTTCAAAAACTAGATTACCATTGTAACCCATTTGTATCTCAGCAGCATATGCTTGTGCTGCTAATGTCATTGATAAGAAGAGTGAAGTGAGCATGATAGTTAATCTACTCATCCACCACATAATCTCATGTTTCATGATTAATGTCCCATTGGAATACCTGCTGCCATAAAACGAGAGATATTTTCAATCTCTTCATTTACGCAGTAGTCAATAAAAGAAGGATGATCCTTTAATCCAGGAACATCCTCTTTACTATGCTGTATTGCGTCATATGCACTCATGGCATATTCACATATTTCATAATGTTTATGTTGATTATCGTGATAACCGACTGTGTAATGTCTTTGTTGCGTTAGGGGCATGATTCTTTCAATCCCATACTATCAAATATTTATAGCACAGATTGAGTAATTTTGCCTATTTTGGTGTGGACTCCAACACTCTGTTAGAGAACCTGGATAACACCCTGAAGCTCATCAAATTCTGACATTAATCTTTTCTCTATACCTTGCTTCAAAGTTATCTGACTCATAGCACATGTCTCACATGCACCACCAAGTCTTACCTTAACGAATGCACCTTCATCCATATAATCTATCTCAACAAACTCCAACCACCCTCCATCTGCTTCAATGTAAGGTAGTAGTTCACTAAGTATGTTTATAACGTTGCCATCAGTTAATTCCATTATTCCTCTGTTGGTGTATTAAAAATAACTAACCAAGTAATTGATAAAACTATTATAAAGAATACTCTAATGGAACTTGGTGATGTGTCAATCACAAGAGTATTGCACCTATAATAAAACCTTTACCAAATGCCAAACATAACATTTGATAATCACTCAAATTAAATTTCTCTTGTATTTTCTTTGCCCATGCCTTATCCCAATCTTTAACTTTAGTAAAGGCTTCTTTAAGATTTAAGTTCCACATTACTTAGGAGTCCTCCATGTATCAGTTTGGTCAACCATCCAATCATACTTACTAACTTTAGATTGACAATGTGAACATTCTAAAGTTGACCATGAAAAATTATTTATTGATTGCTTACTTCCACAATGAGGACACATTAACAATTTACCATTAGAACCTGCCCTAGTTCTTTTATGAACTGGAGCATAGTGCTCTAACGTAGTAACTTTATTTCCGTTGACAACTAATTTCTTACTATGACTTATCATAATTCATAATTATAAAATCACTTTATTTATATGAGAATAAGAAATCATTGACTAAACTTTCTGCTTTTTCTTTACCAAACTTACCAGCAAGAAATCCTGATACTGGATCAAGTTTTGTCATGTAAGTATCAAAGTCATTATAAAAAGTTGTATCCTCTTCAGTTGGTTTAGTAGCATCTAACATATCAACATAACATTGAAGATACTTCTCAAACATTGGTAAGTGAGCATCAACCTCATATTCATTACAATATTGTATATAAATGTTCTTTGAGAAATGATTACCTGGTTCAAAGAATCGATAATCACCTCTTCCGTATGGTAATCCTGGAACCTCAAACAAATAATTCTCTACTGGATGTTGAAAATCAAATACTATAATAATCTTCTTTGGTGAAAACTTCATCAAATCCATACCAAAACAAGGAAGATTACAACCTGTCTTTGGGTATGCTATACAATTAAAGATGTCAACATTCTTACCATCAGAAATATCTACTTGTCTTGACTTAAGTAGATATTGATGTGAATGATCTATCGCATTCAGAGATGTTCCCTTTGCTTGCCATGATGCCCATAAGTTTTCAATCTTACAGGGCAGCATTGACCTATAGGTGCTTATATAATTTTGCCAAATAGTCATAACAATGAATCGATTTTATAATGTATAAGGTTTTTCAGGCTTTGTGTCTGTAGTAATCTTAAGAGGTGCTTGCTCAACTCTAATAGTTTGAACGGGACCACCAGATGATTTTGCCATGATTGCTTCAATGTCTTTTGCAGTAACTGGAGGTACTCCACCATTGCCATTGCCATTACCATTCATCTTCATAGTACCATCACCCTTCTTAGAAGCAGTCTGAATTCCAAAACTAGCTAAAACTCCTGTAAAAACTGAAGCTATAAAAGTTGGATCTATTTTTTGTTGTGGTACACCTGGGATCGACACATAATTAAGAGTCAATATTCCTCCGGACCACACAAGAACTCCTAGTCGTACAAATGTACTAACGATGGCAGCTTGCTCATCTTCATCTGGAAGAATCTTATCTTTTAATTTCTGAAGAGGACCTTTCGTTTCCTCTTCTTTAAGTTCTTCTTTTACTTCTTCAGGCATAAGAACACCAATATCTACTCTTATATAGTTATCTCACCTATTACCCACGACTTCATATTATATCCATCTATTCTTAACTGAACATCAGTAACAACATCAGATGGAACTACCACACAATAACCAATACCCATATTAAACGTCTTCTTCATATCCTCTTCTGGTATCTCACCTGCAAGCATAATCTTACTGAATAACTTAGGCATTGGCCAAGAGTTATAATCTACTTGTGCTGTCAAACCATCTGGAATACACCTTGGTAGATTACCTGGTATACCACCACCAGTTATATGTGCCATACCAAGAATAGGAAAATCTTTTATTAGACTTGCAACAACAGAAGCATAGATGATAGTAGGGTTAAGAAGTTCTGGAGTAGGACTTGAATCTTTCATTGTACCATCTTCATAACCTCCATTAAGAAAAATCTTATGTCTGAATAACATATCTCTAATCAAACTATATCCATTACTATGAAGACCACTACTTTCTATACCAATAACTACATCACCCTTTTTAATCAATCTACCATCTATTATTTCAGTCTCCTCTACAATACCAGTACAAAATCCTGACATATCTCTTATAGGAGGTACCGTTGCCAAACGTTGTGGATGTTCTGCTGTTTCACCACCCAACAAACTACATCCAGATTGCTTACATCCTTCTGCTATACCATTAACTAATTCTTTTACAAGTTCTCCATGTAATAATATATCTGATGTACAAATATAATCTAAAAAATATAATGGTTTTGCTCCACATGTAATCACATCATTGACACACATGGCAACAAGATCAATACCTATACCCTGCATAACAGATGGATTACCAGTTGCATTTAATTCAGCAACATGTACTTTAGTTCCTACACCATCAGCACCAGAAACTAATACAGGTTTCTCATATCCAGCAGGGATTCTTGTCATTCCATTAAAACCACCAAATCCACCCAAGACCTCTGGCCTATGAGTAGATTTAACAATATCTTTAATTTGATCCACAAAAGCATCTCCTGCTTCTATATCAACACCCGCAGTTTTATAATCCATTACATAACAATAACAACAATAATATTATAACAGATATCTAATTATTCTTCAACACTTGATTCCTTAATATCTTTATGCAATCTAACAGTAGCATCTCTTTCCATCTGTTCTTCTAATTTTCCTTTAGCAGCTTTAATACCTGCCAATCTTTGTTCCAAAGTATCTTCTGCTCTTGAATAAAACTTTAACTGCCATTCCCTATACTCTTTAAGTGACTTTTTCATTTTACAAAACATTTTACTTAACATTTCTTAATAATGATTTATTTATAAAAGATTGTTTATAAGCACCATAATAATCAACAACACCAGCACTTATAGGATACTTTTCTACCCACTCATCAGCACATTCATATATTGCTTTATTATTATTCTCATGTCCATACTTCTTAAGAAGTATTGCTAATACCTCTTTCCTCAACTTTAATTGTGCTGGAGAATACTTTTCTTTATTTTGCATAGTCACTACCCTCACCAATATATTCTAATGAAAAAATGTCATGTTCATCATACCTTTGATCAAACCACTCTTTAAATTCTCTATGAATCGCCATGGCATCATTAACTTTATCAACATCAGATTCTTCTGATAATTCATGAATCCTATTGAGTGCCCAATCATGGGAGGTTCTGAGTGTCTGTTCTAAAATCTCCATAGTCCTTCCTCATGTAACGGCCAAGAATGTTGCTATTATAGTATGCTGGAGAGCCATCGTCAAGGGCTTCCTGCAATACATTATTTAGAAACAGTTGTTTGGTTTCTTCATAATT